TGAAGATTCAAGGTTGTATCACCTTGTACCCGAAAATGAAAGTCGCATTGCGTTGCTTCATGTACCCGATTTGAAAACAAGTCACAACCTTGCACCGTTTGTTGAAATACATTACAATGCTATTGACTTAACAGGAGCAAGCATGGGTCTTTCAGTACCTATGCTAATGGTCGAAAAAACTGTACCTGCTGGCTCTTTTGACTTAGGTGGAGGTACAACTGTCCTTGATGTCATCACATCCGACCTTGCTAACACAACTTTGTATTCTGCTGGTGGTGTCATATATTTAGCAAACGCAGTAAGCGGTTACGCAAGTCTAATGCAAGAATCACACTCCTTGCTTGGTGATAATACAGGAGGCCAAGACAACGATGTTGAACTTGATTACAGTCGAACCCCCGCTCTTTACACACCTGTAAGTGATGTCAATGCCGACCCTGCTTCGCCGCCAAAAGCAATCAAGCGTTCCCATAACACAAACTCTCACGAGTCGGTGTATCACCGAGTTTGTATAGAAGCACTATCAAGCAAAATAAACAATACATACACTACATCGGGTCAAAAAATAATACTTAACCCTAATGAAGAAAAAACAGGTACAGGTGTATTTGACATTGGGCCTACATCATCTTCTTCAAGAAACTTTGAAATGTTTAACATTATTGACAACATAAACATTACAGACGAAGCGGGTGTTTTTGGGAAAATTTTCGTACAGCCTTCAAATAAATTAAGGAGTAATCAACTTTCAAACATACGGGTTTTGGGCGACGGCGATGAGCCAAACATCGCAAGCATTCTGTTTTTGATGAGCAGGGCAAGGGTACGGGGTGTAGGGAAACAAGAAAACCCCGAATCAAACACAAGCACCGTAGTCGTTACAGCCACAGGCATTGCCGACAGTTTCGTAAATGAGAATGTATCAGTCGTAGGCAGTGGTTCGCCCGACTCTCACATTGTAAAAGAAATAGAGCCAAACTCACCTGTTGTAACAGTCACACTTGGCGGAGCAGGGCAGGGGGCAATCAACACCAAGCCCACTTTCGACCCAAGCCCGTTGATGCGATTACCCGGCTCGACAAGGCGTAACTGCGTAACGCAAGCCGTAGGCGTAACAGCCACATCACTTAGCGTGAAACCATTGAACAACGGTAGCCCCGACCTCAAATCTTGGGGTACAATTTGTTTTCCTAAAGTTGGCCGTATCTATCTTGAAGATGGGTCAAGTGCAGAATACAGCGATAAAATTGGAGCAGGTTTCTTCTTCGACAACACTGATGCAATCAAAGATAGAAAATACTTAGATGCTAACGGTGTAGCCTATTCCACATTTTTTGATTGGTGCAACGCAACGACTATCATCAATCAAGCGTCAAGCGGTGATTACCCAACTTCTGTTTTCATATCCAATGATGGTGACTTTGGTAATGAGAATATGGCTCAAGATGGTAGCACCGTCAATGACCGTATGTTTCAAGCGATGGACACCGTATCACATGATTACCAACTTGGCACGCAGTTCGCAAGCACTCGTGCTATGGTTGAGATACCTGTATTTCCGCAACAATTTTTCGACCATACAGAAGAGGGTATTTTTCCGGGTCCAGATAACAGTATGAAATTGCATGTTGATGCTACATACACCGCTCATACTTGGAACGCTTCGCCTGTAGGAAGGCGTGCTGATGATAAAGAGGCGGCGGATAAATTAGTCAATTCAGCCTATACTTACATCAAAGAGAACAAAAATTACATACAATCCGCAACTATTACTCGTGTCGAATATGTAAGTGGAAGTAATGAGTGGCGTGTTTATGTGTCACATCCATCCATGTTTCCTTCTGCTTTGACAGGTTCAACATACGGAAATATGACACTATTTAGAAAATTAGTAAGAGTATTTTTAGATTCGGGTGATTGGACTGTATATGACAATGACCCTACAACAGATGGTTACATTGCTATACCCGATGAATCTGGAAGTAGTACATATCATGGTGGCATGAGTGCAGATTTTTTGATTAACGCTACAGTTGGGGCAAAAATACATATGGGAGTCGGTATTCTAAACGAAACACTTGTTCCTTTATCATCGGATTCGGGTACGCCTTCTTCGGATTATGAGGCTCGCTCACCGTTTTACTATGATACGGCTGATGTTAAAACACAAGGCGGAAATCTTGACTACGGCCTTCGACAATATGTAAGTGCTGTTGAATTCAAAGCAGGGCCATTAGTCAATCCTCACGCACCAAGAACAGTAACAGGTCGTGCTAAATCTAAGATTGTTGATGCTCCTACCGATAGTAGTCGAACCGTCACGCTTGTACTTGAAGATGGCTCATTGTTCCCCGATGTACCCCATTCAAGAGATAGTTCTTACAACATAGTGTATGAGGAAGGCGACCTTGTATTTGTCGGTGAAATACTTCTCGATACGCCTATTGAAGTGTATTATTTGGGCAACGAATATGGTAATGATGCTGATGAAAATACAGTAAAAGTGTATATTCCAACAGGAACATCTTATACGATTAACGATTTTATTGGAGCAGAATTTGTTCTCAAGCGTGCTGGTCATGCCCTTAATGTCATTTCCGACCCTGCCAATGCTTCTGCTAACGAAAAAAGCGTAGCAACATTCCGACCTTCCGCTACAGAAGATTGGACATATACATCATCACCCGGTGCCGGTACTACGACTACATTAACAATATCACCTGCTACCGCTAACCGTTTAGCCCATGCAAATACAATTGGACTGAATATACGAAAAGGCGATAAAATATTTGTTGATACAGGTAGTGCGATAAATTATGTCGGTGAAGTATCTGCTTTAGAATCGGATATTATTACAGGTGGTAATCATGAAATTACTCTCACTGCTAACAATGTATCAGCGATTACAAGTGGACAACATATACGAATAGGAGCAGGTAGTGTTGTACAAGACGATACAGAAGCATTACTCAACCGTTCATGGTATTATCCATACGCTCAAGGTGGATTGCGAAATGGTGATACTGTATGGATGAACATGACACTCAATAATCCTCATGCAGTTGAGGGGTTGTTTGCAAAAAGTCGTGGCGTGTTTAACGAAGCACATGTTTGGAAAGGATTCAATGGAGGGCGGGGTACACTTACTCAACGACCAAGAGATTCTATACCACTTGAGAATTTTCTCATTGGTAATTCTTGTCTTGAAACAGCACAAAATTTTGCACAACATGTCAATAAAACGGTGGAAATGAATTACGAATCAATGGGTCTTGATGCTTCTCAAGCCCCAACTGTAGCCTACATAGACCCGTATCTTTCAACCGATGGTCATGCTCGTGTTCTTTTGTACGATGTAGCACATGACCGTGAGTTCATTGCATTCCATGACTTGCATATGCAAGTGCAATCGAGTGCTGAAACACCGGGTGTTGGGTATGGTCGTTACATTACTTACGATGGTGGCACAACCAAACTTGACAAATTTTTAATCGGTACAAATGGTGGTGCTCCACATTATTTCACAACTCAAATAGATGTAGCAAATGGTTTTCCAACAGAAAACAAATTTATGCGTGCCACTCAACAATCAAAGTTTATTGAAAGTGCGTATGCACATAATATCGCTAATACAATATCAAATGACCTTAGAGATTATTCAACAAGTTCTCAAACAAAATACACAACGAGTAATCCCTTTACGGGTTACAATCCTCATTTGATGGGTAAAGGACATGGACACTTTGTTCACACAGGGTTGTTCCATGAAGAAACTTCATACACACATACGATAGGAGATAGTGTACTACCACGAGTACAACCTGCCGTAGCGTCGCTATATTGGGCAAATCAATCACATAAATTAACGAGAAAAGAAAACATAGGTAATCCTTTGAGTAAAGCATTAAAGAGAGAGCGATTAAAAATCAGTGGTGCTACAATAAAAGACTCAAGCACACTATTCGATACACCCGATGGTACTCGTGTTATTTCAGCGTTTCTTTGTTTGAAAGGTAAAAGAACTGTCGAACTTGATTTAACTGACCACGAAGAATCAAGACTCAATCATTTAGACCATTGGACTCAAATGGACTTTGTAAGAAGAATGACGGTTGATTTGGGTGAGGTAGGAGTCAAAGAAGGTGTTACTGATATTGAAGCGGCGGCAAGAGAAATTGTTCGTCTTATCAATCAAGGTGGTGCTCCAAATGGTCGCACACATGCTCGTCGCCCATCTCAACAATATCCCGGTGAAAGTGAAAGACTCGACCTTACAAGAATCGGTGTTCGTCAAGACATTGCAGACGAAAACAAAGACCCAACATCATCTCATATCAATGCTGATTTTGCCGCTACGGGTTCAACGCACGACCCCGCACCATTTTGGTACACTGATATAGCATTTGATACACACGATAGAGGTAGCCACATGGGTTACATTAGAGCACATATTGGCCGTGTTGTTGAAGATATTAACGGGGTTGAGGGTTATTCCATTATTATTCACTCCACTATTCCCGGTGCTTCGGGTCGTAATTTCTGCGTTTGGCTTGATAACAGTAAAGGTCAATCGGAATATCAACCTCAATTTTTGATTGGACATGGTGGCCGATTTCGTAACTTTTGGGCTTTCCAAGATGAAGTGCTTGGAGAAAATATGCACCCCGCACCTCTCCCTTTAAACAAACACGGCAGACCGTTTGCACCAATAACAACTCTTCGTGAGTATGTTTTGCAAGAAAATCCCGATGAAGATTTCACAAGTAATCACGATGTCGGTGTAAGAAGAGATGATGTATCAAATCCAAAGCAAAGAAATATTTCTGCTCACATTGGCGGCATATCAAACAACACCGTGAACGATGAATCGTTTGAAACGCAAAGCCCATCTGTATCACTTGTAAAAGGATTGAGAGCAGGTAAGCGTGCTACTGCACGAATAAACTTTGGTGGATTGGTCGCAAGCGGTGTACCCGGTTTTTCACCCGTTGCTGGCAAATACGGTATGGGAAGAAAAGGAAGTACAGAATTCGATAAAAGATATGGTGAAGCAATTAAGAAAGGCGATGTAACTCCAACCGCACTAACATCATATAGTGGTCATGTGAAATCGGGTGAAGTGGTTGAAGATGCCATAGGTGCTACACCTTTGTACGGGTTTAGATTTACCGACCATCGAGGGCAAGGTTACGGTGTTCGATATATTTACAGACAAATGGATGTCAATTTTGCTAATGAATTGACAACCATTCCATCAACTTTAGACGAAGAAGTGTGCATATTTTTTGATGACAAAGATGTGGCACAAGGTGGTTTTACTATTGGACAACATATGCTTGGATTTGGAGATGCTACAGGCCGTTTAGACATTGGTAATTTGATGAATGAAAATTCATGGCGTGGCAATCAATGGAACGGTGTATATGCACCAGATAGCGGAAATGATTGTTCGATAAGTTGGGATGCTTCCGAATCCACCTTAACAGTTCAATTAGGTGCTCCATTTGATACAGGAAGTTTTTTTACAAGACACCCCGATATTTTAGGATATTTAGGTTTCCCTAAAAATAACGGAGTTATACAAATTACAGACCCGTTTAATAATGCTTCTCCCGCACCTGTATTATACGGTTCAGTTGGTAATGTTGTTTCTTATGAAGGAAGAAGCCAAAATAATGTTACAGGCACACACATCTTCTATGGAGTACAAGGAACTCCATTCACGGTTTCACATACTCTCGCAAGCCTTGGTGCTACAACATTAACTGCGGGAACGGGTAGTCAAACTATCTTCGGGGGTATAGACCGCATTATCAAAGCCCTTATTTCTCCAAGAATAAATTGGACAACTTTAGTTACTGATGAATTGATTGCGGCAGTAACGGCTGAGGCAATTAATCTTGCTAATCCAAATGTCGAGGAAGGTGTATCATTTGATTGTCGAAGTATGTACGCCGCAGATGGTCGAACATTTGGAGAATGGGGTGTATCGGCAGACGCTATCAAGATAAGAGCACATAATACTGAGCGTAAGGCAAGACCTTTATCCAAAATGTTTCGTGCTACATTGCACAAAGATTTAGGCATTGAAGCCGCTCACACAGAATTTGGCATTTATATAAATTTAGACACTAAAAATAATAAATTTTCAACTTCTCTTTTGACTCCTTTGGAATACAGACCATCAACTGATGCTAAAATAGAAAATAGTTACAAAATAGATTGCGGTTATGTACCCAAAACTGTATTACAAATTCAAACAATAGGGCGTGGTTATCACACAAATACACCTACGCCAATTCTTGTTGATTCATACAATGACCCTGTAAATACTACAAAGTGGAAAAATAATCTCACAGGATATAATTTTACGAAAACAATGGGCGACCACATTTTACCATCAATTGATAATCGAATGTTTATTTTTGATTCATATGCTCACGGCACTGAAACATTTACCATATTGGGAACAAACAGGTTACATCAAATGTTTGTTTTGGCTGGACAAGAAAGTGCTACATTTGATGGTGCAACAAAATTACTTTCATTTGGTGAATCGGTACTTATGTGGCATGGTAATGGCACTGAAAAATATGCAATTATGACTTCAAAACAGGGAAGTACATCAGACACGGATGCTATTGTGTTGGATAGTAAAGCAAACGATGAATGGGATGATGAATTTGGTTCATATAATGGTAATGAAGATGGGTTGTTAATGACTCATGCTGATAAAATGTTTAGTGGATTTAGAGTGTATGGAAGCATAGATAGCGAACCAATTACATATTTCAAGGGAGGTCGAGATAGTATAGACCATAGCGTTCCTCTTTACTTCGGCGGTGGGTTTAGTGGTGTTGTCCTCGATGTCAATGATGGCTCACAAAACGATTACTCATCATTTTATACACACCCGTATTCGACAGGCCCGACAGGAACGGCAGGTATTCAAAACGCCAATGAAATTAGCACATCATTTGCTATGCTTGATTGTAATGCGTTGCTTGCATTCTTCCCCGGAACTGCTTTGCTCAATCAACATCGTGGCTCAATCAACCCACCTGTCAATAATCAAGACAATATTTTGTCGCACGATTTAGATGTAGGCTCGTACTCTCGCAGAAGTGATACCCCTGCTCATGTTGTCGCTCGATATACTGCGGGTATTGTACAACAACGACCTTCGCCTCTCATTGTGCGTATGCCACATCAAACTGCTCGTTACGATGACCATAAAACGAGCACTGACTATTTCACTTCATATGTCATATACGGACCCGGACAAGCATTCCCATTCACAGAAACCACTGCCGCCAATGCTGTTGTTGAACCACATCCCGGCCATGTGGTTACTACGGGTAACACATGGAGTAAAGTGCCAGCGAATTTGAATTTGCCAAACGAAATCACCAATGACAATGGAGATTACGGTCCACCAACATCAACATATCAATCAAGGCGACAACGCTTCCATTGGGAAACAAAAATCAATTGGTCGCCACCTCAAGGCATACCAAACATAGGTGATTCGGGTTCATACGGACTATTACAACGACCCGAACACGGCTCGCATTACGGTGAGCATTTCATCAATCCACAATCGGGCAAAGTCAATATAAACAGCGATGAAGATTATGCGAAAGCACACCCATATCGTCATAACTCAATTATGTACTACGGTATTGCTATGTCTGCCGATATGACATTCCACATGGATGGTGGGCATCACCCCGGCGGTTCGTGGCTCGATAATCAAATTTCATTTAACCCACCAATGCAAAAAGTCAATTACAAAATCTCAAAAATAAACAACGCAGTTAATCCTACGGCATTTCGTGTATCGGGTGTAATGGCTTCAACTATGATATTAGGTTCAAATGCTGAAACATCAAGCGATTTCGATAGAGAATATATTGTTGTTGATGCTACACGCTGTCAAAACGGTGAAGAATTAGCCACCATACTTGGTCAAGCCATCAATGAAAATCCGGGCAAAGGAGCACTCAAAGCAATGGGTGGAACATTTATGCCAAGCATGGGCAACGCTATGCGACAAGACCGATACGGTTGGGTTGAAATGACATTTTCTGCATCGGACTATGAAGTTGATGTAGCATCGGGTACTTTTGTTCCGGGTACATCAAACGGTACAATTACTACACTTTCTAATTCTAAATCATACCTTGATGCAATTATATCGGGTGCATCTCAAGATACTCTTGAGCAAATACCAGCGTGCGGTTGGCTTCGTACAGATATATCGAATAGGCCCTTTTTATATCCTTCTCCACCTTCATCATCTGAGTTTGGAACATTTGCACCATATCATTCTCGTGAAGTATATGATAATTTAGGTACATGGACTGTACGATTTTATTTAGCCCCTAATCGAATAAGTGGATTCCCTGTATTTGAAGATGCACAAACATGGAAAGATAAATGTCAAGGTACATCTCTTACATTCCCTTCATTAAGTGGCGTTACGGCATTGTATGTATGGTCGAAGTCGGGTGTTCACTATTATACGAACACTAACGACAGTACAAGAGAACACATGGCTCGTGTTCATTTTAGTGGTCTTGTTGATGCAATAGATAGAACACGACCTGCTGGTGCAGTAGGTTGGGCGGGAGAGCGATATTCGTATTTGAATTCATTAAAAGTAGGAAGTGAAGGCTACGGAGCGGGTCTTGGGGCATGGCATCCAATGTTAGGATTCAGCCCATACGGACCTGCATCGAGTGTCATGAATACATTTGGACATCTGCCTCACATTTACCCATACAAATACACTCCCGAATCAGCAAGTCCATTAAACAATTTGGGTGTTGCTGATACGATAATTACTACACCTTACACATGGAATATATCAGCAACCGCCGCAAACGGTACATTTGAAGATGCTGAGGACAACATACATGGTCAAGACCCATTGCACATCAATGACCCTACAGTAGTGCCTCGCTCACTGCATCACCCTCAAGGTGTATTTTCTCGTGGCTTCCTTGTTATCTCATACGAAGGTGAGTTACCTCTTGTAGCAAAGTATGACCGAGATGGTATTACTGCAACAGGCGATTGGCTTTCTGTTACATCGAAAACAAGCGACCCATTGGTTACGGCGGCTACAGCAATTACTTTTGCAGGTACAACACAATGGGATGAAAGAATACACGGTGTGGACAGATTCGTAGCACCAGCACACGGTGGTCCAAACATTGAGGCACTTATCGCTACAGGCACTACAACACCTACGGCTGATTTGCCGACCTCAACATTCACTCTTCATAGTGCTCCATCGGATGACAATGATTTGTTTAATGCCGAACCTTGTTTTGCTATGACGGGTGATTTATTCTTCGATTTAGATGAAAACCCCGCAGGTTTCTTCTTAGACGACAACACTAATGTTGAACGCAATTTAATTACTGACTATGTAACATTTAGTGGAAGTGCAGAAATGACAAGTCGTTATGGTGTTGATGCGTATTGGCTTGGTGATACAAATGCATACAAAATGAATCAACGCTCACCTGCAAGGAATTTCTCAGTTGAGCATGTTGTATGGAAGCGTATGGATGGTGGTAATCTTTCACTCCCTGCCGTCAATGCTCGTGGTCTTGGTGCTGTGCCTTTCATAACAAGAGTAAGTGGAGCAACGGCCTATACAATGGGTGAAAAGTTGTATGGTATCAACAGATTCTCATTTGAAACAACAAACAGTGCAATGTTCCCAATCATACAAGCCCAAGAATTAGCACACCCACAAATCGCTTCTCGACACCCCGATGAACTAAGAAATGTACTCGCCATACCAAATGAAGAAATACAATTTGCTGAAATACAAGTTCAAGATGATACAGGTCAAATTCACATTATAGAAGGTGGTTCACCATTCGGTACAATCATACGAACATTCAATCAAATATCCGATAGAAGTGCAGAAGGATTAGCACCATCAATAGCGAATAGCGGTGTTGAACCGAACTTGAAGGTAAGGCTACCTCACCCAGATGCAATTCCCGGCAACATTATCGTGAGGTCTGGATTCGATAGACTACAAGCCTATCAAACAGAATCAATGGGTAGCGGAGGTATGATTCGACCATTATCCGCCGACAGCCTCAAGCATTTATTTACTGATGAAACAAAAGGGCCACGCATCGGTGGAACATTCAGTGACCACAATTGGGAACACATTAGTCAAGCGGCGACAGGCGAAGCGTTTCCCGATTCGACCTACAAAGGTTGGACTACTGCTACAAACAACGCACCATTAGAATCGTCATACGAATTACATGACCGCACTTTATTCTTCCATGTTACAAAGTGTGGTAACACGCACACGCACCGCTATCCATCATACTATACACATTCGGCAGGTGTAACTACAAACGATTTGACAGCAACATCGTATAGCGGTACAACACTTACAGTCAATACGACAATTGATGCTTCTCTATATAGCGAAAACATACAAGATGGTCGTAAATTCTTGAGGCTGTATGACCCCGCAACTGACAGGGGCGGCGTGGCAACATTCACAGGAATCAGTACAAATACATTTACAGGTTGCGTAGGTGATGCTACATTTACAGATTTAGTAGCAGGTAATATTAGCACTTACAAAGTTGTTCCATCGTATTATGTTCCCGCAGGTTCAACAAGATTCTTTGCCGCAAGAAGAATGCGTGACCATGCAGAAGTAAGTGGAAACAGCCCCGACATGCATCATACTCATTATTTCAATCTTGCAACACCACTTGCTCATACGGTATTCTCGACACCGAAAATGACACCATTGGCATTGCCAAGAATGGGTCATCACTTTGTCAATCCAACAATGGCCGTCTTACCCGGTCATCTTGCACACCCTGCGTATCAAGGACTGTACAACAAACACCGAGCAATCCGTTCAGCAACATTGGAAGCAGAAGAAACTAAATTACTCAAAGAACAAAGTCTTGGTGATTTGAAAGCAGATATATCAACCACACTTACAAACAAATTACACGGCTATGATACACTCATGACATTCGGAGCATTGACAGGTACGCCAAGTGGTCCAAGTGATATTCACGGCGGAGCATTTTCACTACTGTTTGAAACAAAATTGCGTAGTGATGGCTACGGTGTATTGGCATCCGAAGGGCAAGCAGGTGTTGTCAATTCAGCAGGTGGGCATACTATTGTCTTAGAGGCCGCCGCTACATACACGCTAAAACACCACTTCCCCGACCCATCCGAAGTAGGTGCATATCAAATCGTAATACAGCCCAATTTACACAAATCGCAATTGCTTGGCTTTCATCGAAATTCAAATGTTGATGCTGTACCAATAGTACCCGATGTTACTGAACTTACAAGCCAACAAGTCGCTCTCGTAGTGGGCATAAGAGAACCCGATAGTGCTACAGGAGGTCTTGGATTAGTATTGGCTGAGGCAACGATGTGCGATGTTCGTGGCTGTGAAGTGTTCATCAATGAACTCATCATAGACCACGACCCCGACCATGCAAGCCAATTCACTAACATTCCACCGTTAATGTTGTACAACCCATTGGGAGTACAAGAAACAGAAGCCCCTGCATTTACTCGTCGTACACTTCCATATCATCCTCAAATGTTTGTAAAAGCAACACCCGGCTTTACTACAAACATTCCGTGGTGGAGTATTTTACATAAAGAAGGTGTACTTAACACAGGTGGTACGCATAGAGCAGGTGGTTTTACTCATCTTAATCATCACAAATTTGACAACTACTATGAATTTATTCGTGCAGGTGCGGGTAGTATTGCTTGTCAATTAACTCTTGCAGGTTATCCAAGCACTTATCCAAGTATGTACAATGATATTCTTGAAAACATAAGTCTTAACCCTGTAGCAACATTTGTTTCATCAACATCATTGACTATTGTTGTTGATGATGCAAGAGGATTTCCTCACAGACCTTTGTACGGAATGCTACTTGAGTACACTGATGCAGATGGGGTAAGAAGAACACACCCATATGAAGAAAGGAGCGGTTATGAAAGCGGTAGTATGAATGAGTATCACACATTTTCATATCAATCTGGTGGTGGTTACGCAAGTTCTTTTACGAGTAATTTAACTGCGGGTACAAAGATTCGTCTTACTCGTGCTTACGATTTCCGACCAGCAGGTGCTATACTCAAAGAATCGAATACAAGCATGATTACACGCATATTGCCTCAAACACTTCAAGGAAGCCGTGATACAAACAGCCTACATTTAGCAGATGCGTTCCTATGTTTATGGCATCCGAATCTTGGTCGCCCTCATACATTTTATTCCGATTCATCTCGTACATGGTTAAATCCAACAAGTGACAGGGCGATAGACCAAAAGCCACTCAATAGTATGCCCGAACACTTTGAAACAATACATTATCATGACGCTACTTACTATGCAAGTCTTGGACCTTTTGCTTTGCAAAGAAAAACTCCTGTACCTGCTACACCATACAAAAATGTTGGAAACGATGTACTGAAATATGGAAGTCATACAGGTAACACAATAACTACATCTGCTCCCCATACAGGTTTAACCGCTACTCAAAAATTAAGTGTTGATGGAAGAATATACACTGTAGCAAGCACTACTCCTACAACATTTACAACAAATGAAACCTTACCAGCGAGTATTACTCCCGGTTCTGTTATTTACAAATTAGGTGATGGAAGTATGGATATTGCACATAATCTTGAAATTACCTTTTTTACAACAGGTTATAATATACAAAATCAAGGTGGACAAGCCGACAGTGGAGATACAGCAACGAAGGTTATGTTGAACCATTATTGGTCATGTGGTTCTCGTGGCGGTCCACTCATTAGCAGACTTGATGGGTATGGGTATGTATCATCCGCATGGCATCTTCCAAGAAATTACGCATTTGATGGACCTGTATGGACAGACCAAGACGATGACGGTTCGTATGTGGTAAGTAGTGGTGTAACAAATGATTCGTATGACGGCATTTCAAATCCTACCCGTACTCGACCATTTGGGTATAGGTTTGGACTAAGACAACCGTACAATAAACCACAATGGTCTATTTATGGTATGAGGGCATTTAGAGAAGCATCATTACTTTCCGCTCCCTACACAGATAGCACTGTTGGTTATCCACATGGACCACTTGTACAGGCTGAAACTGAAACATGGACATACGCAGGTGGGTCGGGGTTGGCTAACGCAACATATCCGAATACATACATCGGAATTATGGAAAGACAAACGAACTTTAGCGGTATGCTTGGTGTTGATAAATACGAATGGCAAGTACGGTATAGCGATGGTATGCGTGTTACCCGACCATTTGGTTGTCCTGTTCGCACGCTACGAAATGCTTCAACCGTCATTCGTGATTGGTGGGGCGAAGGTAACGGCAAGGGTATTTACAAGATAGATGAGGCTGTTGGTTACTATCTCGTTGATTGGTGGGGCAACACTCGTGGAGAAGATGTACGACGACACCCTGTACGAAGTTTCGGTATTCGACCCGCATGGGATGCGGCAGATGCGTATGAATATGACAGAACAAATGGCAAAACACCATATGCACGATTATACAATAGCGGAGCACCTGTTGTCAATATGAAGGGATTGATTGATGCTTCGGGTAATGTAAGTGTAGCAACAGGCTTTACAGTGCCTCGTTTTGGTGGTAGGTTAAACAATGTCAATAACAATGATTCAACCATTCTCGTTGATGTGTATATGCCTACCAATGCTAACCGTGTAGGTGATGATGGGCATGGCCGTGGCCTACGCTATCCTACAGCATTCAATGAAGATGTACTTACTGCACTTGATGAACCTATACACACGACAGGCGTTGTACTATCTCATCACACGGCTGAACCAAACATGAATGATGGTTACATACGAGCGAGAAACGATGTACTGCAAGCATATGAAGTGCCTCGTGGTATTAGTGCAAGACTCAACATAGACGAAAATGGATTACTCAAACCCGAAGCCGTAGTAAGTGATAGGGTCGAAACAGTTGTAGGCGATTCGCCGCACAAGGATGCAGTAAGCCGTAGTAGTCCTCGTATTGGACTCGATACTGAAAATCTTGAGGGTGTTGATGACAACCTTATCATTATCAACACAGAAGCACACAGTTTGCATACAGATAGAAATGTAGGACAGCGTGTTATATTGCAAGGTGGATATACCGCAGGTTCACAAACGATTGGACATTATGATTTAACAGGTATAAACTTCGGTACACAACCAGACGGCGGAGCAATGAAACTATCTCATACATCAAACTTCAATCCTCTCGGCGGTACATATCTTGCTGAATCTCGCAACTTTGTTTCACCAATAAATGATTATCAATGGGGCGGAATAAGTGGGGCTAACAAAACATCAAACCCATACGAAACAAATGTATTTGATTCTTCATCTCAACAAACCAATTTGACTGACAAGAAAGTGACATACATGATGCGGCCAATTCGATTACTCGATAAACAACATGTTGAGATGTTTAGACCGAACAATAACTTACACGCTTCTTCGCCGCAATACGGCAGTAACTTCTTTTCGGCTACGGCAGGTGGTAAGTATGGTATGTTCATGTACGAAATTGAAAACGGTAGGGCGGCGGATGGGTACTACATTCGTAGCACCAACCCCGATGGCAACCCACCTTACGCTCCGTTGTATGTAATGGACACAGGTGCAGATGATGCAACGCCTGTAAGCAAAGGGCCGAAGATAATCGGTACGGAAGAATCATCATTTGATTCAACTTTGTTGGACAATGAAATTACTCGTGTTGTAATAAGTGAAAATACACTTCAACATTACAGGTCGGATGCACCCCGAAGAAGAAGCCATAGCGAAGGAGAAACAAAGCAAGAGCGAATGGATTTCACCGTCAAACCAAGATACTCTCAATCTCTTCATCAAAAAGGACATAAAGGAGATGTTTCTTACAATGAACAAGACCATAGTGGTGATGCATCATGAATCCAATGAATGACGCATGGAATCTTCTTAAAGCCAAACAATATGACTGTGAAGATTATTCACATAAAGAAGGATGGAGTTATTGCGGTAGGCCCGATTGTGCTTCATGTGGTGGATATAAAGAGTTAGAAAAAGCACAAAAGCGTGACCCACGCCTCGCTCGTGCGGGTGTGAGTGGGTTTAACAAACCAAAGCGTACACCTAATCATCCTAAGAAATCACATATTGTTGTAGCGAGGTCGGGTGGAAAAACAAAGACTATTCGATTTGGTGAACAAGGTGCAAGTGTGGCTGGCAAACCAAAAGCGGGTGAATCTCAACGCATGAAAAATAAGCGTAAATCATTCAAATCTCGCCACGCTAAAAACATTGCTCGTGGTCCAATGAGTGCCGCATATTGGGCTGATAAGGTCAAGTGGTGAGGATGGTTGCCATTTGAGAGTCAAGCCCAAAGGCGTTTTATGTATGCAAAACACCCAAAGTTGGCTCGTGAATTTGAGGCTAAAACTCCAAAAGACAAAAAATTACCCATGAAAAAAGAACTCCCTCAAGGGCAAACCCGATTCGGTATGCAATCAACCCTTGACGGTGGAGTACAAGCAACCTTAACTCCTATTGAAGAAGCAAAAGCACAGGCTGAAAAGAACAAGCAAGAGGCAATGGAACGCCAACAAAGAGAACAATGGCGTGCCGATATTGCTAATCAACCCGGACAACAAAAATTAGCAATGAGTAAAGCATGGGTTTTCCTCAAGGCTACTCGCCAAACGGAGTTGGGTGAGTTTCATCCCGATTTACCAAGTTCGTATGGGCCGGTGAGAGGAGCACGCTACACAAAAGAGTCTCGCAGAAAACAAATCCAAAGCGAGGGTATGAAGGCTTTACCAACAAAAGGTTGGAAGCAATATCATAGTGAAGACATGCCCGAAAAAGCAGTTTGGGCGTGGATGCTTAATAACAATATTGAACCCACGACGAGCAACATGGAGAAAGTCGTAAGGATGGTACACGATATGGGTGGTGAAGTGTCGGCTCGTTCACCCACAGGAGCGATGGATGTATGGGGGATAAGAGGTAATAGGCTTAACGATGCTTATTTGGATGAATCGTATTCTCCCGATGAGTTCGGGGAAAGGCAGTTGTTCAATTCATATGCAATTCCACAAAACATTCCACCCGAAGCACTTGTAAGAATTGGAAGAACAAGTGAACAAGCGAGATTGAATGAGAGCCTATATCCCGAACAGCAAAAGCGTGACCAAGACTTCATTGAATGGAGGGAAACGCAATGACCGCCTTTCACAAAGCATGGGTTTTCCTCAAGGCTACTCGCCAAACTGAATTAGGTGAGTTCCATCCCGATTTACCAAGTTCGTATGGGCCGGTAACTATGACTCGATGGCATCCTACAATGGATTGGTATATGCAAGACCCAAGATTAGAATTAGAAGATTTAAGTGTTGCAGAAAAAAGAGCAAAAATTGAACAGGCAATTCGTGATAAAATATTACATCCACCTGCTGAAAGGTTAATCCATACAGGTCTTATTGGGTCTGAGCCTCATCCCGATGCAATTGATTGGGAACATGATATAATCATGCAACACGGTTTTAAAGAATTCAATCCCGATTATGGTATAGTTCCATTTAATTTATTTGAAGAACTATACGATGACAAAGGAAAAAGAGGGTCTTTTGTTGCACCTCCCGATGTTCCAATACATCAACATATAAATCCAGAAGATAGAAAATGGATAGGCATTCGATTACCTGCTGAAATTACAACAGGTCAATTCCGCAATGAAGGTGATGTGGGTGAACCAGCAGAAGCATATTTAGAACAAGATATACCACCCGAAAGACTTGTTCAAATGCCAAGTTTCGGAACTGATTATTTTGACCAAATTCAATGGCAACCGAGAGATGGTCGAATGGCTCTTGGTTGGAGTAAAGAATTTCAACCTTTAGTACAAGAAACTCGTGAATCTTGGCTTAGGGGTGATTAGTAATGGCAGTAATCAGCAATACCCGAAAAGGTCGGTACAATACTGATGCTGATGAAATTATGAAACATGTGCGTAAGCCTGTTTTTGTTGATAACGCAGTACATCATGCTCGTGTTTCTATTCAAACATCACCAAAAGCAAAAGTAATTATTGAAAAAAGTAATTCTCGTACATTACAAGTTACACCGGAGCGTACATATCAATTGGTTGAAGGTGAATCATACATACAACTTACACACAATGAACAACCCGGTCATTCAAGTCTTGCCGCTCCTTTCTTTGCTGATAATGTTATTTCATCAACAAACAAACCAATGTTAATTTACAATGCTGATGAAACAAATCAAAGGTTGCTTCCCCATACAATAGAATCAGCATCGTATGGTGTAATTGCAAATTTACGAAACATGAAAGGTAAAACATTGAGCGGTATAGGTTTTACAAATAACATCGTTAAAATGGGGCAACCAATAGATGTCGGTCTGCGTACTACTGATTTAGCAATCCGACTCGGTGAATCAATCAATAGCGGTGCTACAAGTGTCAATATATCACGACCAAAAAACTCAACAGCATCATCTGCTCGTAAGCATAGTACACGATTTGTAGGTCAAGACTTCAACAATATGAATTTGATGACAGCACTTCGATTCTTAGGCCGACATGATAGCCGTATGTTGTTGCTTGATAGATTTGGTAACTTACTTTACATACCGATTACATTTAGTGAAGCGTCAATTTTCGTGGACAAGAATTTCCGATTTGGTGGAAAACAAGATAATCCAATAGAAAACATATCCAATCGTGTTACGGTTCAAGGACACCCATTAGCACTAAACGATTTGGTCATTGTTACTGTTGATGATGTTGAAGGACAGGTGGAGGAGGTTCGTGAAGATTCTTCGCCCGTTGTTGATAATACAGCAAGAACAACAAATGCCGCACGAAGAGTGGCACGACAAATACTCAAATCACGCTCGCTTGCTCGTGGTAGCATATCAAGTGAAGGACACATGAATTTGCTCAACTTAAGACCCGGTATGGCTATCAATTATGGCGGAGAAAAGAAAGTTGTAAGTGAAGTAAAACACATGCCAATGCGTAACATGAGTGACATTACACTCCTCAATTTAGATACAGGTATTGAAGGTATTTTGCAGGGCATAGCAGAAGGAACGACTGTTGGGGTGAATGAAACAAACCCCGCTACTTATGTTCAAGTTGTTGAACAGAATTTGGCTTTGTTTGGAAAAGTCGAATTAAGGATTGTATCAGTTGTTAAAGAGCGTGGGGTATTTAATACGGCGTACCTTATCGGAGGTGTTAAGGGAACACATAATCGAGGGCTACTCGGCAAGAACGGGCTTCCGATTGGTGCGAACAAGACAAGACAAAGGAGGAATCTATATGCCGATTAGCGATTATATGCGTCGTCTTTTGCTTGACACTTTGGCTGATAATATCAATGAAGTTATTTTAGGTTTTGATGGTACACCAGCCACTACTGACGACGGTGCGGCAGGTCGCCCCGCCATCACTCTCACTCCTACGATTACTATTGTTGATGACACTTCATTACTTGTTGAAGCAAAGTTACCATACGATACAACATTTACTGATAAAATAAAAGAGGTGTATATTCAATTTCGTGGTGCAACAGAATTTACACCTGTTGCACGATATACAATTAACCCAATAACTAAATCTTCATCAAATGAATTGAAGATACAAATAGCAATTGAGGTGGCATAATGACAGGGAATCCATTATCGGGGCATACGGCGGCAAACCAAGCATCCATGACGGGTAGCGGGGTATTTACAGATAGTTTAGAAGATGGAGAGCATATCACAAGCCCATCGCTTACCAACATGCTTGAAGGTGTGCATGGTAACGGTATCATACTTGAGGAAGATACAGCCTCATCCGACAGTGACCGTAATACTCCCGAAGATTTGCCGGGTGTATGCGAACAAGTAACGAACAGTTACACTGTGCGAATTGAAGGTGGACACGCTGTAATTGACGGTGTAGTATATGCGTTTGCAGGTGGACCCGGCTCAACTCAAGATGTTGCTTTTACTACAACAAGTCCTCATCGAAGAGCAACTTACAGTGCTCTTACAACAGGTCAAGAAGTTCTCATCGTTGTGTATGTATCAACAGATACAACAAATCAGTGCATTACATGGGAAATGGGTACACCCGTTACAACAGCATCAAACACATACCCAACCACCCCATCAGCATTTCTTAGTGAGCCTAAAAGTGGATTAACGGTAAAACAAAGTGTAGTGCTTGCTGTTATTCGTGCGGTGTATTCTGGTACAGGCGGCGACCTTTATCTTAATATTAGTGAAAGCAATGATAAGCGAATATTTGTACGACCTAATCCAATTTATTTCACACCCGTTACTACAGGTATCGTAGGTGCTACAACAGCAGTAAGTGGTCACGCCGCCCTCGATAGCCTACACTCCGAAACAGGTAACTTGGCGGCAAGCCGACTCGGTGCGATGTGGCAATCATACAACGCAGACGGTGATGCAAATTTGTATTACTCGTCAAAAGATTCGGGAGGCACACGGCATACACATCTTCTCGGTCCAACTCATATTGATGTTTCATCTCCCTCATCAAACCAAACATTTACTTTTGGGAGTAATCAAATTTTTGTCCTCACCCCATCCACTACCATTAACCTCAATCCAAGTGGTACATTTCCACCCGGCTACACCGTGTTTGTAAGCGTACCAAGTGGAAGCACTGTAACATTCGATAGTACAGGATTGAATTCAAATGTAGTGGCAACTGAGGCTACAATGTTCACCTACGATGGAAGTGCGTGGAAGAAAGTGATGGTAAGCGGTACAGTAAGCCCTGCTTCATCGGGTGCAAGTGGTCTTGTGCAACTCTCCGATGGTGCTGGTGGATTCACAAGCGATGCCGACTTATCGTGGGATGCCGTTGGTGGAGAATTGACTGTGAATGGTAAATTAACTGTTACAGGACTCATTGACCCCACGGGGCTTGAACTTGACCCTCAAGGTGCTAATCCCGGTGGCGTAGCCGGTAATACACTATGGCTCGACAGTGGAGCATCCAACCGACCGAAAATTGGCTCTAACGCTGTTATGCGTGCAAACGATAACATCAGTGAACTCACTAACGATGCAGGTTTTACTGATGCCGCCGCCGCCGCATCAGCCGCCCCTGTACAAAGCGTGAACAGTGCAACGGGTGCTGTAGTTTTAGATGCTGATGATTTGGCTGATGGTTTAACTAATGTGATGATGACAACATCCGAAAGAAATAAATTAACAGGTATAGCAACAGGGGCTACTGCTTATGTTGATGCTGACGCAATTGCCGCCGTTGAAGGAGAATCCACATTGGATTTAACAGGAACAGTAACTGTTCAAAGTGATTTAAAATTATCAGTAACTTCTAATGATGTTATTATTGAAAATACTTTTTTAGACAAAGATATATTTCTTAAAGGTAATTTTGGAGGAACTCCAACAAATATTGCACAAGTTGATGTTTCTGCTAAGGCTTTAATTGTTCCCGACAAGATATATGCAAATAGTATGCAATTAGGCTATGGAACAGGGCCAGCAAAATTACAAGTTTATAATGCAGGAGATGATTTAGAAATTTATGCCGCAGGAACAACGGGTGGTAATGTAAAAGTCATAGATATTACAGCAGGAATAGACGGTGCAGAAGCAAATAGAATTGTTGATATTTCGGGTAATTTATCTGTGAGTCAAAATGTTGGCTTCTTTGGAACAGCACCCGCTTCTCAAACAGCAGTTCCAAGTTTGGGTCCTCAAGCAGGTGCTCCAACAGGTGTGCCAACTCCACCGGGTGTTGGTGATACAGCACACGCAGATTTTACCACAGCAATCAATCAACTCAACATCAACATTAACAATATTCAAACAAAATTAGATGACCTTATCACTTCACTAAGTAACTTGGGGTTGGTATGATGGACAAATGGTTAGACGAATATGTGGAAAAAATAATGAGCATACAAGTAGTAAAGAACGCTATCTTTTCAAAGCCTCAAAATGGTACTGCTTCTTTCTTCTCACGGTTGGGTCGAGCCAAAACTCCCCGCAGTGAGGACAAAACATAAGATATGCTCGCTCTCTATCACCATCAACGAATCGTGCAATCATTCTTCTTGGCACATCTATAGCCCCGCAACGAGGACAAGGTTGCTGTAGCCTATCAAACAATTTACCCATTGTATCACTGTGTAGGTCGTCGTGCAATAATGTCGTCAATGCGTAAGATAGCATTAGTAACTTCTGCCGCACTTAGCACCGCTTGACGAACTAATTCAACGGGTTCAATAACCATATCTTCAAGCAGGTCTTTGACACCACCATTGGTTACATTTGGACCTACCGATGTGTTGCCTTGAAGAATCTCGTGTCGCATAGCAAGAATGGTGTCAAGTGGGTCATGCCCCGCATTTTCTGCAATCGTGGCAGGGATAATTTCTAATGCGTCAGCAAATGCTTCAATCGCCATTTGTGCTCTTCCACCAATCTGTGCGGCATGTTGGCGTAGGTGTACAGCCATGCGAAGATACGAATTACCTCCACCAACAACATACTCTTTACTGTTCATAACGAGTGAAACTACGCCAAGTGCATCATCAAACCCACGCTCGACTTCTTCAAGTGTGTGCGTTGTAGCACCACGCAATACAAGTGTTGCTTCGTTTGATTCATGTTCGCTATCAACAAACAAATACCAAACATCGTTTTTTCTTTCACGAGTAATTTTTACATCAGCCGCCGCCTCAATATCTTCTGCGGTTTGATAGATTGGAGTATTTGCCATACGGCTCAAAGCACGCAATGATGATTCGGGTACTCTTCGTACCACCATGATATTGTTCTTTTTGAGATGAGCACAAACAATGTCATGTACTCCATCCCGTACAAATACAACACCGCCGTTTGGCAAAGCGGTAACTATTTCTTTTGCTTGTAAAAGTAAATCAGCCTTACCTGCACTCTTGTATGTTTGGAATGACGATGCATCCAATTGCACCTGTACATTTTCTTCGCTCTTTTCAACTTCAAGACCTGCGTTGATGAGAAGCATTTGTGAGTAATTATCTTCACCCTCAAGCACATAGTCCTTATTGACAATGATACCATCATACAAGTAAGAATCTTCTAACGAACCACCTGCAAACGATACGACCTTGACGCTTTCTGCATCACCCGCTTTTTGTACGGCTGATACACAAAGTGAGGCTACTGCATCGAGAGCACTTTCAAGCGTCTTACCTGTGATTGCAGTTTTTGCTACACCTATCAATGCTTCATTACTTTTGTCGCCAATTTTAATTTCATCAGCAAGATACTTGACAGCCATCTGTGCGGCTTCATGATACCCACGACAAATGACATTGGGGTGTAACCCTTTTTCAAACAGGGTTTCGCTGTTGCCTAACAATTGACCTGCGAGTACCACTGTACTTGTTGTTCCATCATAACAAAGAGTTTCTTGAGTTTTTGCAACTTCTGCAATCATCTTCCCGCCCGGATGTGATACATCTAATTCACGAAGAATGGTAGCACCGTCATTTGTTACAATGACATTGCCATGCCCATCCACCATCATTTTATCCATACCCATAGGGCCAAGCGTTGATTTGACTGTTTCTGCTACAGTTTTCGCCGCTCTTATGTTATGTACTTGTGCTGTTCCTTTGTTTGTTTCCTTCTCCATATTTACCACTCAACTTGGATTTCAACGACATCGCCTGTTTCAAGACTTCGTGATGAAATGTAGCCTTCACTCTTACCAAACTCATACAAATCGTATGTTATTTTGGCATCACTCAAGCAGTATTTTGCCACCTCATCATATCGCCCCTCTCTCCAAGCAATCGGTGCATCTGCACTGTTCATTAACTTATTGTCGTTGAATGTAGTTTTTGCAAGCATACCAAGTGTTAAATCAACTTTACCAACACTTAGAGATGCTTTGTTTATCAAATGTCTTGTATCTATGACGGCATCGGATTTACCAAGTAAATCATTGACAGCCCAACAATCGAGTGAATCACGCAATACGGGTAAATCAAATGATTTGATATTATGCCCTATGATTACACCGCCCTTTTCTATGTGTTCTGTTAGGTCATCTCCGAGAGTACGAGGATGTAGGGCTTTTACAACATGCTCATTATCAATGGATTCATCACAATAGATAGTTCCTTTGTTACCATCCCATGTCGCCACGACTGATGGTTCAAACGATGCCGTCTTATCCCAACCTCCAATTTCCCACGAGAAGTTTGTAGTTTCAATATCTAATGCCAACACATCACTCATTTGTACCCTTCCTACGAATATATACACGACCACCAGATTTCTTTCGTTGAAACAAATCACCGCCGTAGTCCTTGAAGTGCCGTTGTGCTGTGCTCTTAGAAACTTTTGCCGTATTTTCATATTGACCCATGACAATTGACTGTAATCTCCAACCGTCGCCAAAGTTTTCTATTTCATGAGGAGTGCATTCAAGATAGACACTCATCATGGATTCAGTAATCTTCGATTCTTTTTGTTTGTTGTTACCAATCTCAACTGAATCTTCAAGCCATGTGATTAGATTTCTAAATATGTCAATCAAAATTTCATGCGACATATCCACATGTTCAGCAGTAATGACCCACGACTCATCAAGCAATGCCATGTGAACAGAAAATATACCAAGATAATTTTCTATCGCAGGTACGAAAGATGCAACAATATCCGACATCGTAGGCGACATGTTGCGAAGTAAATCGTATATTTCATCCGATGATTGTAGTAAAGCAGTTTCAAAATCCTTTGACACACTAAACATTTCCCACATGTGTCGTTGCACTATCTCTTCTTTTTCTTCACTTGAAGATTCACTCCATTGAGTGAAAGTAATTTCTTCAAGATTCAATAATCGGTCACGAATTCTTTTGTCAGTATTTATAAAGTATTCATACAAATCTTCTCTTGAATATTCAACTACATTTGGCTTTTTGTAAAAGGTATTCAATCGAGTATAACTTACATCTTGTCTGTCATCTAAATCCCAATGAGCGTAATGCAACAATACACGCTGAAAGATACCCTTAGTGAGAACATACTCTTTTACTCCCTTTGGAGGGTAAGTGGTAATCCAAAGCGACACAAGTGAAGGACACTCAATTTTGTTTCCTTTCATGTGTTTAACGAGTGTATTATTTCCGCTACCTACAGGGTTACATGCCGTTTGAAGATACAACACTGTTTCTTGACTATGTTTATTCGGTGTTAGAAGGATTGACCCTTCATCGAAATTGATTGCTTTACGACCACTTAAAAGCCCTTCAACTGTTATTACTTCACCTGTAGGCTTACCGTTTCCATCATACTCGGTATCTGTTGAACCAATCAAACCTGCGTCTGTACCCGATGCGAATAACTCAAAAGGAATATCGGCTTCCTTCATTATGTCACTGATGAAGTTCCATGCGATTGATTTACCTGTCCTTGAGGGTTGAATCCAAAACACATGTACTCGTAGGTCCAAATGCGTATCGCCTGTTGGTAGTCGTAAGTATGGTAGTGTTGTTTGACCCTGTATGAAAAAAAACGATAACAAACCCGGTATTTCATTTCTCAATGATGTCAATGAAAAATGGTGTAGGTATGCATTTAATATTGGAAATTTCTGTACGGCTCGGTAATTTTTTACAATAGTCATCTCTCTCATCTCCTTTTTTCTTAGTCAGTTTAAATATTAACGATTGATTTTCCGTTCTTGTCGAACAGGTTCTTCGCTCGTCAATATATCAACTATTAACTTCCTTCTTTTATCTCCTAATCCTTTAATTTGTTTTAACGATTCAGCAAAGCACATCTCTTCTATGCTTCCGCATTTCTCAAGCATCTTCTCGGCAGTTTCATGCCCGATACCCGGAATTGTTGCTATCATATCAACTCGCAAGTCATTTGATGCTACACGCCTCAAAGATTGTGCTCCATGCTTACTTGCGGGTTTGTGGAGTTTGTCATGTAGTTTTACAATAAAAGATGCCGCATCACTTGTTGATGGTGAAAAAAATACTTGGCATTCAAAATCCGACATCAATCGAGCAAGCGTACCTAACAATTCACTTTGTATCTTTGAATAACTAACAACTTTACCATTTTGTTTCATTTGTGCCACATGCTTTTCTATAGAACCGTGTACTACAAGGAAGAATCTTTCATAATTCATATCCATATTTTCAAGTTGCCTCCACAGATGACCACTGTAACTTGATTGGAATAAGTCGGGAATACTCTTAGCCTCAACGCAAGCCCCTCCAAGTAAGTAATCACCCACTAACAAATTTTGTCGAACAACTGTAAGACCAGCATTGTTCGCTTTACGCTCAATAGATTCGCATAGCAATCCTCTTTCATTCGTATCAATTATTAAATGCGGCTTCATCCTTTAACCTCCAATAAGGCATTACATGAGTTTGTCCTAAACCATAACTTATTTTTACAGTTCTTTCAAGTTTTTCAAATTCGGAAGCACGAAGCATATTTGTAACTTCATGCATCGTTGCTCCTCTTTTGTATTTCTTGTTTATCTTATCAAGAATTTCTCTTGAAGTTAATTCTGCACCTTCTAACGCTTCAATTACTTTATCTTTCAATTTCTTTTCTGCCATATTATTCACCTGTTTTATCGTAATACTTACATTTACCTACACAAAATCCTTCGGAGTAAAGCGTGCCACAGGTCGCATGGGAGTAACCTGTCATGACAATGCTTCGTACTTGCCCCTCAGTAATTTCTCTATTAAAATCCACCCATTGCTGTTGTTCACAGATTGACACAATATCAACTATGTGCTTTTCTTTTTCATCATCAGCGACCTTCCAAGCAGGGAAAAACATACGAAACCTATCCGCTAAATAAGAAACAAAGTGGTATCTCGCACGATGGATAGGATTGCCTCCACCCATCGCCGCCTGTGATAAGCAAGGCAGTATATGCACATCATCAAACAATACTGTAGGTAAATCAACAGCCTTACCGTTGTGTTGCTGTGCTATCTTATTAACAATTATTTTCATCGTTAATTTATTTTGACCGAGAGGGTAATACCCCCGCCTCGATTCTTGAGCAAGATTCATCAAATCATCATGGCTAAGTGTGAGTAATTCTTCGGAGGATAGAGGAATACTCCAACAGCCACGCTTCGCATTGTAAGAATTGGGTATGCGTATCATACCCGATGTATCAAACGCTACAGTAGGGTCATTACATCGTAATGTACCGATTTCTTTCTCCCATGTATTAATGAGAACCCTTCCAGAATATTTGATTTGAGATACTTCACTGCCCGATTTTGGTTGTAGTGATTCAGCAAGAGGAATCCAAATGTGAAAGCCCCCACCCGAAAACCAAACAAAGTGTAATATTTCTTTACTGAGTAAATAATTATGGAGTCGTCGCACTTCTTCTTGTGGTACTTCAAACGGTACATCTGCACCCTTGTTTTTGAAATCCTTACAATCGAAGTCCATTACAAAGTGATGTATCAACGGAGTGTTGTAATCAACCCTGTGATGTTTAGGTGCTGTGGTATCAGTATAGCCGTAGGCTGTGAAATACACATTGCCCGAACCATTTTTACCACGCCAATACGATTCTAATTCATCAGCGTTTTTTACCATTCGCCGCCAACCTTTCATTCCATCGCTCGGCAATTCAAGGACTTCCCTTGGGAAGTCTATTGGAATGAAAGCCACTCAATCACCGGCTTCTAATAAGATAGTCAGCAATATCGTCTTTCAGTTTGTGGTATAAACTGAGAATGTTCTCATTGAACAATTCTCTTGGATGTATTGTGTAGTGGAGATAGTGCGGTTGTGCTATAGCCACGCTACCAAAATCAATATCAACAAACTCATCTAAAGTGGTTTGACGATATGATTTTCTAAGGAAGGCACTTCGGTTTTCCAAGTTGCCACCCTTACCTTTGTACAAACGCACTACACAAGAGCCGTTTGCTATCTGTTCATTCAATACATATTCCAACAATGTTATTACTTCATTCATTCTTTTCATCCTCCATTATTTCGTCAAGGAACTCATCGGTCAAACTCCAAAACGAACAATCCGCTTTGTAGTCGCACCAATTACACTTGAGAGTTTGTTCTTCAAGTGGAACTTCGGGCTTCGATTTACCCAACCAAGGATTAGGTGCAAAGTCCATATCTATATGTGCCTTAACGAGTCTTTCTAAATTTTTCTCCACTGATTTCATCGTGGAAGAATTTGCTTTTTCGTAGTGAATTTTCGTGTTTTCACCGCCCTCTATGTTACCACCCGGAAATTCCCAACCCCAATGGGTGATAGGTAGGAATTCGTGGTGGTTACTGTTCTCTAACATCATGCGATAGAAACCCATTTCTTGCCGCATGTTGCTCATCTTATTCTTTTTCCACTTACCTGTTTTCAATTCCATAAGTGCATAACTATCGTCATCGTGTCTAAAAATGGTATCTATGTAACCATTCATGTGAATAGGAACAGGTGTGTTATCAATCATAACAAACCTCGTTGCTTGGATATTTGCTTCAACCTTCGCTGGCTTCCAATACTTGCCGTTTGTTTGAATCAGCCGTTCAAACTGCCAATCCAACCATTGTTCGATTTGGTCTTCTTCCCCATAAGAATAGGGTGTAGTAGGCATGGGAATAGTATCATAGAGAAGTTGCTTGGCCTCATCATATCTTTCATCAGCAATTAACTTTAGAGCCTCGTCGGTCTTATCGAAGTTCGCCCAAAAGTATTCCACCATGTCGTGAACATTCAAACCTCTATCATGGTAGTATCTTTGTTCACTCCGTAGCCCCTTGAACTTCTCAAGGTAGTATTGCTGAGGACACCATGCAAATGTACCAAGGCTTGACTTCGTTACACGGAGTATCTTGGTCGCATCCTCTAAAGGATTCCAAGCGTAAGTGCTGTTCTTGTAGGATTCAACCTCTTCCCAATGACCTGTTTCTTCTCCGTACTCGTCTATGGTTTG